AACTGCGTCAATTTCGCGATCGCTCTGGCACGGGAGACCGGCTGGCTTCTGCACGTAGACTGGTGGATCCCATCTACAGATCCAGACGAAGACGTGCCGTTTGACAGGTTCAAGCCACTTAGGGTTTACGTCGCTGACAATAGTGAAAACGTCTTTGATGTGCGAGGTGTTTTCTCCATTTTTGACTTCAACAGCAGCATCATTTACGGCCTCGCCAAACGATTTGGCAATGGGGCCGTGCGCACGCGTTTTTACAGCGAAGCCAAGCTCTTCACGTTGCCAATAGGCTCGCCACCCGACGCAATCAAGATCGAGAGGGCATTGGCAAGTATTCGAGCTAACACACATTATTTGGCGAAAATTCCCGCCCGACTTCCGAACAGCATTCCGGCACACCTAGCTGCGCCATTTGCATATGGCCGTTGCGCGGCATTTGCGCAGGCCCTGCACGAAGTCACTGGACTTACGCCAGCGGCCCTGCTGGCATTACGCTTTGCACCTGCTTTCGAGGGCACGAAGCGAGGGACGAATGGGTACTTTCATAGTGTGGTTCTACATGACGACGGTATGGCCGAGGATTGCTGGGGCAAGGCATCGCTCGCCGACATTGCGGGTCGATTCGGAGTTGTAGAATTTCAAGTAAGTCGCGATGAACAACGGGTTGTCACTGCGACATTGAATAGGAACTCTCCGGAGCGCTACCAACAGGCATTGCAGGAAGCCCGGGACGTGATCAAAGCATATCGCCCGTCAGCAGACTTTTCTCCTGCTTGAATCCAATGAAGAACTTGCTCTTGATTCAAGCGTTCGGAGTCTCCGCAAATGCGCTGTCAGTGTTGAACCACACTGGCTGCAAGTCGCAGCAGTCATGCCAGGGCTAACGCCTGCACACATTTCCAGATGCATCAGAGCTTTGTGGCCGGTTTCCAATTCGTGGAGGCGATATGACGCTGGTACCTTTATCGGAGAAATGTAGCGTCCGTTGTGTCGGATATGAGCCAAGTAGAGATGGCATGGTGAACGTGTATGTTCTTGAAGTGGCATTTAATCGAGCAAGGCCTCCTCTCATGCTGAGGCTGACACCAGCACAAATGTCATCCCACACCGCATTCAAAAGAGTCATGATTCATCGTTGCGTTCCCTTTCCGCTGCTCTGGAACAAGGCTGTATTCAATTCCATTACTCGGAAGCTCTTTGAAACGCCACCCGCCGAACTCGAATCGAGGCCATAGGTCGCATGATGCCTTTAGCGAAATTTCTTACGAATTTGAACAAAAATAGGCCGAAAGCAGACGTTCTCAAGCCGAATCGCCTCGCCGTGAATGGCCACGAATGCCTTCGACCGAAGTCGCCACATGCATAACTAACAAAGCGCTAACACTGAAGTAAGAAATTGGTGCAGACTCGGTGTCATAACAAAGCGTCCAGTGGAAGGAATCGCCATGCCAATCGGCCGTGTCGCGCACACTCATTTTCCGTATTGCCTCCAGAAAACCACGGATGGCAAGTGGCTCATTCTCAATCGGAACTACAAACCGCTTGGGACAATTGCGAAAGAGTGGGTGGACTATGACAGCCACCCAGATCGTTTGGCGATCAATAGCCAGACCATCGCTGCATTGCGGAAACTTGCGATCAACGACATCCCTGATAAGCCTGGCGATCCTGGGCTATTTTTCTTCTACGACGACAGCTCGATGCCGACCGAGTCGGCTGCCGATTGGAATCGCTACGCCAATATTTTGCGGCTACTCGCCAACGCCAAGATCAAATAGGCCCACCGAAATGCCATCGTTAGGGTGGTGAGAATCAGTCTGCTCGCACGAACGGTCCCGCGCCAAATTCATGAACGCAGAACGGGAACGGATACTCAGTGATGACATGATCGAGATCGATCCATTCTGGGTTGAACGCATCGACCACACGCCGCTGCCATGCATGCGGCAAGGCGCGGAGCGCGTCGCACCGGCGTAGGGCGTCGACCTCAGTATCGAATGCCTCAAGCCAGACCAGCCGTAACGGCTTGACCTGACGCTGCCCGTACATACCTTCTTGCTGCTGGTGGTTCGCCAAGCACAGCGCGTAGATTTCCTGATGCTCGCATGCAGCACCGATGTAAAAATCCTCACGCCGCGCTAAGGCGAGCAGGTAGGCCAGATGCGTGTGGCCGGCGTCCATGACCTGTGCAACCTGACTACGCATGTTCACGAGCGGGATCGGATTGAGCGCGCGCGTCTGTTCGTCGGAGATCGCCCGCTCATACGGATTGTGAGTCGATGCCATATGCGCTTCCGATCCGCGTCTACATTCTCGGGCCCTTCGGCCCCGGATCGTCCTGCGTCGGGTTGTTCGGCGTCTGCGTCAATGCCTGAGCCTGTTGTTGGTTCAGCGTATCGAGCTTCTGCAGCGACTGCTCTACCGGGCGCTCGATCGCTTGCCCCACATCGGTGATGGCGCGCTTTGCCGCAGGGTCGGATGGGTCTTGCCCTTGCACCACGAACAGCAGCGTTCCGCCCGGCACCTGGTTGCCGTCCGGTTGCCGCTTGCCGGTGTCGTTGATCGCGATGTGATCGGCCGAGGTAATACCGGCCGCCTTGGCGTCGAGGAAAGCGCCCATCGCCATGCGTTCGCTGGTCGCATCGAACGTGCGCCCTTTCTCCGCATCGATCTTGGCCACGCCGGTCTCGATCTGCTTGTAGAGCTTATGGTCGGGGTGATCCGGGTCGCGAGGGTCGGAAAGTCGTGCGGGTATCGATGCAGATGACGGCACCGCTGTCATCGGGTCAACGCGGTCGGGAACGGTACTCGACTGTCGAGGGTCTTCGACGGTTACACTGGGTACGTGCAACGCGTCCTCTTGCCGAACCGCACCTGCCATCGTCACAGCATTCGCTACAGGCGCGGAATCAACCACAAGCGGTGCGGCATCGACTAACGACGGTGCTTGCGGGCTTTCTTCTTTCGGCGTCGCTACAACGACAACCCCAGCGCCGATCATCGCAGCCTTTGCATTGTTCACGTCTTCTACGGGTGCTTCCGCCTTGCGCGGCGCAACCTCGTCCAGAGTCTCAGCCTTTTGCGGTGGGTCAGGCTTGCGCTCTTCGACAGGCGTTTCTGTCTTGCGCGGCGCACTCTCGTCCACCGTCTCGGTCTTTTGCTGCCGATCGAGCTTGCGTTCCTCGGGTGTTTTCCATTTTTCGATGTCAGGTTCCGCATGAATGCGGCCATCGGCATCACGTTCGATGTTGACCCGCGCCCATTTGGGGTCAGCATCAAGTTTAAGAGCGTCACGATCGTAAAGATCATCCAGTAAGTGTTCCGCGGTGGCGGCGGCTCGCTCTTCCCACATATTCTTGGGAGCCCAAAGTCCTTTTCCCGCTACTGCTTTTTCAAGCCGCTCCACGATAATTTCATTAGGATCGCCTCCCTGCTTTCTGGCGATACCCTGGACGGAGGCTTTCACCTCCAGGACTTCCCAACGCCCCGTCTCGGGATTGATCCCCGTCAGGTCGTTGCCGTGCCCTGAGTTGTTCTGGATCGGCACAAGGTCGCGATACCCCTCTCGGGCCAACTTGTGGGCGACGATCGCCTCACCCATGTCGCCGACCATCGGGTCAGAGAGTTCCGACAACTTCCTGTCGCCGACCCATTTTTCGAGCGCCTTGTCGAACGGCACGCTGCCGTCGAACACGGAAACGTCTTGTCTCGCCAGATAATTCAATTCACGGAGATTCAGCGAGCCACTGCCGAGCAGCCCGTCCAATTGCCCCTTGGCGCGCATATCGTCGACCAGCTCGCGCAATTCGCCTTGGCTGCGTTTGACGCCAGCGAGTCCACTAAACATGAGATCCGCACTGTCGGACTCCCATTTCTCGCCTTTTTGCGCCTTGCGCGCCGAGTCGACCAACTCATCGAGTAGTTCCGTCGCCTCTCCCGCTGCACGCCGACCCGTTGGACCCGCCACATCGGGGGTGACGTCATCCACGGCATTCGCAATCTTGCCGAGCTTCGCCAACTTGGTCGCTGGAACGATCGCCGCGAGCAGCTCGATTCCGACCGCACCTTGGGCTTCACCGAGGTATTGCTGTTCCTTCCCCTGCGCTTGCGCGTCCTTCAGCCCTTTCTGCCATTCATTCCACGCACCGACCGCGACGTTGCGAACATCATCGATCGGCTTGCTGGGATCACGGTAGGTCTCCGAGGCGTAGACCAGTCCCGCGCCGATGATGAGGTTGCGAAAATCACGGTCGGTCGTGAAGCGCGCACCGAATGCAGCCAGATCGACCACTTCGCCCAGCATCGCAACACCGTGGGTGGATGTGCCCTTGGCCTGCCCATACAACGCCTGCGCTTTTTCCGCACTACCCGTCGCAAGGTTGCCTGCGGCACGCTCCAGGTAGCCGTTCTCCGGATTGTCGCGCACCCGCTCAGCCCAGCGTTTGCCATCGGCGAGCGCATCGCTGATGGAAGCGTCGACGTGACCGACACTTTCCTTGAACGAAGTCCATTGCTTCTCCATATTCTCGGAGAAGACTTCGAGTCGTCGTTCAAGCAGCGTATCGGTCACATTCGACTTATCGAGCGCTTCAGCGAAACGCAACGCTTGATCTGGAGGCAATCGACCCGCAATCGCGTCCAGGAGCGGTTGCATCTGCTCCTTTCCTTCTTGGCTCGCATATGCGGCAGACCCGGTCAGGTCTCGCACCAAAGCATTCGCGTCCAGACCGTCAATCGATTCGTGGCGATAGATGAGGCGTTGCGCCTCGAACGCGGTGAGATCGACGTTGCCATTGGCATCGGTCGCTTTGGCCAGGGCCGCCAGATCGCCGCTACGCGGTGTGTTGGCCGGAGTATTCATGGTTCAATTCCCTTTGGCGTATTGGCGGAACAGTGGAAATTCGTTTTGCAGTCGCGCTTCCAATGCAGGCAACAACGGATCTGAAGGGACGTTCGGCAATTGTTTGATCGTCAACCAAATGTTGTCTACCCAAACGTGCCCAACGTCAAACTCAGGCAGGTGATCACGCTTCCGCAGTGCTTGAACAACCAACAATTCGACTGGAAAGATGCGATTGAAATAATCGTCGAATTCGTATGACACTTTATCCGTGGACTCGCGGCTCCGGCTGATATGGAATTCCATGGCCGCCTGCATCGACTTCATGAATTGAAGTGAATCTTCAGAGTTCCAATATAACAACAGGTCTGCATAGACAGGAGGAATCGGGTTAAGCGACTGAAAAACCGTCTCAATCGAGAACGCTTGGGACATCAAACCGATTAAGAACGCATCGACACTGCCACGGCGCAATCGGCGTGATTCAGGAATACGCAGACGCTGATCTTTTTCAGCCATTTCAATGAAGCCTTTCGCACAAATCTCAGCTTCTTCCCACCATCCCAGCATGGCCGGTCCCGCAGCTCTCAAGCTATCCCTGAATGCGGTCGGCCTCCCCCCCACTTCGTCTGCCGTTTTCGCGCTGAACATCGCGCCTAGACGCAATGCTAATCCTCGATATCCAACCGAATCTCTAAGGTTTGAAGACAGTGCAGGGATATGCTGGCGACCATACGCAAGGCAGGCGGCCATGCCAGAATGATGAGCAAGCCAATCAATTCGGTTCATCTCCTTAGTGCGGAGTTCATCTGATGATCCCACGTACTCTTGCAACAGCGCGCGTGATTCTTGAAATTTGCTTTGGTGTTGTGGATAGTCGAGCCACTCCTCGCACTCGACGAACAATTTCTGCATCGCTTTAGTGAATTTGTCTGACACGGGGTGGTCCTCACCAACAATTATCAAATGAGCGAAATAACGGATAGTCTTTCTTCAAGCGCGCTTCCACCGCCACCAGCAGCGAGTCGGCAGGTACGCTTGGCAACTGCGTGATTGTTGACCAAGCATCATCGACGAGCGGGTGACCGATCTCTATCGCTGGCAAGTTGTCGCGACGTCGAAGGGACTGAACCATCAGCAGCTCGACCGGGAACACTCGCGTGAAGGAACTGTCGAATTCGTACTCCACTGAGTCGCTGGAATCACGACTTCTGCTGACATGAAACTCCGTAGCTTCCTGCATCGCCGGAACGAAGTCAGTAGGATTGGGAGAGCCCCAATATTGCAGCAATGCTGCATAGACAGGATGGATTGATTTGATTGATTGAAAGACGGTCTCAATCAAGAATGCTTGGGAGAATAGGCTGACCAGAAACGCATCGAGAGTGCCATGACGCAATCGACGCGACCCCGGAATGCGTAGACGCTGATCCTTTTCAGCGATCTCGATAAATCCGTTTGCACAAATTTGCGCTACATCCCACCGCCCCAGCATGGCAGGCGCTGCGGCATTCACACTGTCTTTGAACGGCGCCGGCCGTCCACCCCCCGTCGTTTCTGGTGTCATGGCGCTAAACGCAGCTTCAAGCCGAAGTACTAGAGCGCGATAGTCGACGGAGCTATTCAGATGCGAAGCCAGCACGGGTAGGTCTTGCCGGCCATACGCCTCACAAGCGGCCATACCTGAATGATGTGCGAGCCACTTCAGGCTTAAAAGCGCCTTTGGGTTGAGCTGCCCAGACGCTGCTAGGTATGCCTGCAATTGCGTCCTCTCATCTTCAAATAGGACTTGATGCTGCGGGTAGGCCAGCCATTCCCGACATTCCTCGAAGATGGGCTGCAACGAACTCAATGAACTTTTCGGCACTGGATGATCCCTATCTGTGCGCGGCGCGCGCAGTCGCTGGTTTTTTGACCTTCGGGGAGCCTCGGTCCATTGCCAATGGGCTTCGGCAGTCCCGTCCGTGCGTCCTGAGATGCCCCGATCCTAGCGTTCGCAGGATGGCGGGGCAAGGCGGGCACCAACGGAGTCACCGACTCAAAATTCCGTTTTCATTCAATGCGTTAACGGCTGGAAAATAAAAAGTCGATTTTCCAGCCGCTTTTCCAGCTGTCTTCCAGCCGTCCGGTGAATAGTGTGTCTCTCGCCCGCTGCAACCGCAGCCTGTCGAGAAACACACCATGCAAGACCGCACCGCCGCGCACGCCGCCCACGGGGAAGCGCGCGCCTTCGATGAGAACCAGTTGGCCCAACGCTGGGACATTTCCCACCGCACGCTGCAGCAGTGGCGCCGGATGGGCATCGGCCCGATCTACCTGAAACTCGGCAACCGCGTCAGCTACCGCCGCGAGGATGTCGAGCAGTACGAGCGTCAGGCGCTGCGCCGCGGCACCAGCGAACGCGCGTTCGCGTGAGGACGACGACGATGACCGAACTGGCCCTCCTCCCGGCGGAACTCGCCGACCTGTCCGTCGCCCAGCTGGCGGCGCTCTCTCCACAACAGAAGATCCTGCTCGCCCAGCAACTGGACCAGGCCGGCGACTGGCTCAAACACATCAAAGCCCGGTTCGATGCGGCACTGGAACAGACCTATGGCGATCGCCTCCGCACGGCACGCACCGACGCGGGGAAGGATTTCGGCGTCGTCCATGTGGCCGACGGCGACATACGCGTAAGCGTCGACCAATCCAAGCGCGTGTCCTGGGACCAGGCGCAGCTGGCCACGATCGCCAAACGCATCGCCGCCGCGGGCGAGTGCGTCGAGGACTTCATCGACGTGGAGTACAGCATCTCCGAATCGCGCTTCAACAACTGGCCGCCGTCGCTGCGCGGACAGTTCGAGGTCGCCCGCACCGTGAAGCCCGGTAAGCCGACGTACCGGCTGATACCGATTGAATCCGACTCGTAATCACGAATACACCACCTGAACACGCAGTGCCATGGCGAGGATCGGTACGCCAAGGCAGGGCGTGGTTGGGCGAGGCATGGCATGGGTTTTTCAACCCTGGAGATACGAATGAATGCAATCCAACGCAATGAGGAAAGCCTGGGAAATGGTGCCGCAACCGCGATCCTCGCGAGCGCTGCCTACAGCGTGCATGTGGTCATTGAGGGCGTCGCCGATCTGCTGTTCCACCGATGGAACTGCGAGGCGGTCGATGCCAAGGCCAAGGCGGCCAAGAACAGTGCCGCGAAGAAAACCGACGACATCGAGAGCTACGTTTACCGCGACGATACCGGCGAATTGTGTCTGCCGGGCGAGTACTTGCGCCAAGCAATCATCGCGGCGGCAAAGTTCAAGCAAGACCCGCGCAGCCCGCGCAAGTCCGCCCAGGACATCACCAAAGCGGGCGTGGTTTCGCTGACGCCTCTGGCCAGTCTGGGCACGGCGCGCTGGGATTACGAAGACCGTCGGCGCGTGGTGATCCAGCGCAGCGGCGTCAATCGCGTGCGTCCTGCGATGCGTGCCGGCTGGCGTGCGAGTTTCGATCTCATGGTCGTCTTGCCCGAATACCTCGACCGCGCCTGGATCAAAGACACCCTGGACACGGCCGGGCGACTGATCGGCGTGGGCGACTTTCGCCCCACGTTCGGCCGCTTCACGGTCATCGAATTCAACTGAAGGAGACATTTATGGGATTACCCATCATCGATGCGGATACCCGCATCCGCGAAAAGCGCGGCGTCAAACTCGTTCTGTTGGGCCGCTCGGGAATTGGGAAAACGTACCAGCTCAAATCCCTGCCCGAGGCATCGACCCTGTTCGTCGATGTCGAGTCCGGCGACCTGGCGGTCGAAGACTGGCTGGGCGACACCATGCGCCCGAAGACATGGCCGGAGTTTCGCGATCTCGTCGTGTTCCTTGCCGGCCCCAATCCGGCGCTGCCGCCGAAGATGTCGTTCTCCAACGCGCATTACACGCATGTGTGCGAGCGTTACGGCGACCCGGCGCAGTTGGACCGCTACAGCGTCTACTTCGTCGACAGCATCACTGTGCTCGCACGCTGGGCGCTGACGTGGGCGAAGACTCAGCCTACGGCGATCTCGGAGCGCAGCGGCAAACCGGATATGCGCGGTGCCTATGGTCTGCTTGGCCAGGAACTGATCGGCACACTGACCCATTTGCAGCATGCCCGCGGCAAGCATGTGGTGTTCGTCGCCATTCTCGATGAGCGCACCGACGATTTCGGTCGCCGGGTGTTCTCGCCACAGATCGAAGGCAGCAAGACCGCGCTGGAATTGCCGGGCATCGTCGATGAGGTGGTCACGTTGGCCGAACTCAATGCCGATGACGGCAGCAGCTATCGCGCGTTCGTCACCCACACGATGAACCCCTATGGCTTTCCGGCCAAGGACCGCTCGGGCCGGCTGGATCTGCTCGAACCGCCCGACCTGGGCGCGCTGATCCGCAAGTGCGCCGCCCCACGACCACTCACTCCTAACACGCCGGCTCCGGCCGCCGAGGTGACCCCATGACCGTCTGGAACGATTTCAACGACGCGGAACAGCAGCAGAGCTTCGACCTCATCCCCAAGGGCACCGTCGCCTGGGTGCGGATGACGATCAAGCCCGGCGGCTACAACGACCCGAGCCAGGGCTGGACCGGCGGTTGGGCCACGCGCAGCGACGAGACCGGCGCGATCTACCTGGCCTGCGAGTTCGTGGTGCTGGAAGGCCCGTTCGCCAAGCGCAAGCTGTGGTCGAACATCGGACTGCATAGCATCAAGGGACCGACGTGGGCGGGCATGGGCCGCAGCCTGCTGCGCGCCATCCTCAACTCCGCGCGCAACGTGCGGCCGGAGGACAACAGCCCACAGGCCGCCGCCGCGCGTCGCATCCAGGGGTTCCACGAACTGGAGGGCATCGCCTTCGTCGCGAAGATCGATGTCGAACGCGACGGCCGGGACGAATTGCGGAACATCATCAAACAGGCGGTGGAACCCGGCCAGCCCGACTACCCACCGGGCGCACCGCCCGCGGCCGGTGCGGCGGCCCGCGTGGCCGCGCCGGCCACGACGCACGCCGGGCCGGCGGCCCCGACCGGTCGCCCGACGTGGGCGCAGTAAGGCCCACCCGTGCGGTGCTGGGCCTGCGGCCAACCGGCGCGCGGGTTCCGTCACCTTGACCTGAGACACCCGCCCGCCGATCCACGGCGTTACCCGCACCGTTGGGCGTTCTGCTCGACGCGCTGCCAGGACGCCTTCCACCAACTCTACGACACCCGTCGCCGGCACCCGCCGGCGGCGCTGGAGGAGCTTGTTCCCGTGACGCTGCCCTTATCCCCCGATGCCCAGCGCGCCTGCCTGCTCGCGCTCGGCAACGCCGCCGATGCCGTCGGCTTTGCCGTGCCTCTGGCGCAGTACTCGCAGCGGCAGGCGCTGCACGTCATCGACGCGGTGATCCACGCCTACGAGCGCCAGCAGCACCAGCACTCGCGCGCGCTGCGCGGGCTGCCGCCGCTGGACGATTTTGAAGATTCCGAGATTCCATTTTGAGGTCGAAGCGATGCTGGATTTCAACTCATCGTCGACCGAGTCCGGACGACTCGAGTATCTGATCGACATCGGCCTGCAGCAGGCGCGTGCGGCCGAACCCAAACGCACCTACCTCGGTGCATCGCGGCTGGGCGTGGCCTGCACGCGCGCGCTGCAGTACGAGTATGCCGACGCGCCGGTCGATCCCGGTCGCGACACCGACGGCCGCATGCTGCGCATCTTCGAGCGTGGGCACGTGCTGGAGGAGAGCATGGTCGCGTGGCTGCGCGGTGCCGGCTTCGATCTGCGCACGCGGCAGGACGACGGCACGCAGTTCGGCTTCTCCGCGCTTGATGGCCGACTCAAGGGCCACGTCGACGGCGTTTTCGTCGGCGGCCCCGAGGGCTACGACTACCCGGCGCTCTGGGAGTGCAAATTCCTCGGCGCCAAGGCCTGGCGCGAGCTGGAGAAACACCGGCTCGCCGTCGC